GAAGCACTGGTAGACCATACCACCATAGCTGTCAATGTAAATGTTAATGGGACGTGGTGAATATTCAAGATTGTGAAGCGCATACAGCTTCTTGATATATTTGTCATGCTTCTCGATAGCAAGAATGCTTTCAGTCAGAGCAGCGATGCTGTCTTGGTCGACTTGCTTTGTAAAGAATAAGTCACGCTTCTTCGGTTGTGGCAGACTTACTTCTTCACTCGAATCAATAACAGTTGTTTCTTCGCTCATAATATATTCCTTTAATTATAATGGTAATTTAGCTGTCCTTTCTAACAGATTAAGATCTTTACATTCAGCTTCTAGCTTTGACTTAATCACATCAGATTTCTTAACAAGGTTCCCGATAGCTGTTGGTTCCATGTCATTCTCTTCGCAGAAAGAGAGGATGGCTTCGAGATAGCCCATCCCCATTTTTACTTTGCTTTCTACTGCCATAGCAAATGTATTGGCATCAAATTTCTTTTCAAGTTTATCTAGCATAGAAAATGTGCGCTCCTACTTTTGCTACGCGCTTCTTTTTGTAAGACCATTTCGGTTTTACAGATGTATTGTGGAAGTACATAACACGTTTGTTTAATGTACCGTTTTCATATCGTTCGATGATTTCTTGAACGACATCCCTAGTTTGTTTGTTGATGTGGTGCGGTTTTACTTTGCGAACATTAGTAAATTGCGCTTTTTGGTATGCTACACCACAAATTGTTTTTGGATAGTATTTACTATTCGCGCGATTGAAGACTGTCGCTCCGACGAGAATAGCACCCTGTGCTTTGTTACCTCTGGTTTCATTATAGATTACTGCCTCTAAACAGGCAATGTCACTCTTGGATAACGCTTTGATTGGTTTAGATTTGACTGGGTTAGTAATTGGAAAGTTTGGTGTTAATTCTTGAAACAGTTTGTCATTATCTAAAAGTTTTGCATCAGCACTTCGTTGATTTATTACAGTCAGACTTGCTAGTACAACAGCAAGGATAACCGATTTCTTCATAAAAGTCATCGCATTTCCTTTTTTGGTTGGACGAGAAATTATTTATAGGAAAGGGGGAGTTTGACCTCCCCCATTTCTTAACAACTATTAAGTATTAGTTGCGGGTAAACAGCGTAGAACCGCCAGCGTTGTAAGCAGCAGCAATCATGCGACGGCTTGGGGTGCCAAGACGATAGGTGGTTTTGCCATTGCTATCAGTGTTGGTGTAAACAGCATAGCCTTCCGAACGAAGTTGACGGATGACTTCAGAAGCCGAAGTGACTTTGTAGCTGTTGGTGATTTGGGCGGTCGTCAGAGTCTTGCCGTTTTTCAGGGCATTCAGGACGGTTTCTTTCTGCGAGTTAGTATTCTTACTCATTGTGTTTCCTCATTATATTAAACATAGATGTAATACTGGCTTTTACCAGTTCAATTATTATACCCTATTTGGGGTTCAAAGTAAAATAATGGTAAACCGAGCCAGTCGGGGTCGGTCACAAAATAGACCTCGGCTGCAAGCCCTTGATTTATAAGGAGTTTTTAGGGGTGGTTTTCAGTCCACTTAAACGAAAAAACCTAATAAAATCAATGACTTAGGTCAAAAAGTCGCAAACATTAGGGTAAAACAGGGGTCAGGGTCGGGTTCAGGTCAAAATACGCTTTGCAGGGTCGTTCCCATATTGTATGCTTTGCCATAATCAATCACTAATCCTTTTTCGCGTCCATGCGCGTCAATTTCCCAAGGGCGATCCCAGTAGTGCATTTCCCACTCATATCGCTTTCCTAGCCATTTACAGATTTCGTTATTTGTGCTTGGGAGTTGGCGGAGTTCGCGTTTCGCATATTGCTTGATATGCACCATTTCGTGAGCGAGAGTTCTAAGGTAGTTTACCAGAAGGATATCGTCTGGTGCGAAAATCTGAATGTGGTATTTCTTTGGTGGATCTTCTTCATCCGTCCATACACAATCAGCGAGATCGGTGACGTCATGAACATACGGATGATGCTCTATTTTTACAGAGAGAGTTTTTGATAGTTCGTCTTTGAAGAACTTCTTCGCGAAGAACTTACAGAATTGTTTAGCGTGCAACCTTTGCTCTTCTGTACCACCCTTAATAGTGATTCTCATTTCGGAACTGTTCCCTTAGATCTTTAAGCTGGTTGATGTGTTCGTCAACATAGGCATGATATACGTGGGTCTTTCCTGTTTCTTCTGTGGCAATAAAGATTAAAACATGGTCGATTTTCATACCAGTTCTTTCTTCCCACATTTTAGCATAACCAGCACCTTGGCAAAAGTAGTTGGTTATTTGTTCCTTGGACTTTTCTTTACGAGAAGTCTTCCAGTCCATTACTGCATATTTAGCCATATACTTCCCTATACAGTCAACCGTGCCAGCGACTTCTAATTCGTCTGACCATAGTCTGGCTTCTACTGCTAGGATTTCTTCCAAGCCCATGTCAATTTTCTCTTTGAGAGTATTGAACATTTGTATTGCGTCGGGCATGGCTTTTTGTGCTACATTAGCAAAGCCCTCTATATCGTCGAGGATATAGTGTTCTGCTAATGTATGCATCGATGTACCACGGCTGGATGCCATACGCGATACACGATTTGCTTCAGCTTCACCTACTCTGGCTCGCCACGCTTTAATTCCTTCGCGTCCGAGCAAACCAGTAACACCAGTCAACGAGGGATAGTTTTTCCCCGACGGTGTTTTATAGGTGCGCTTACCATCTTCATTAACCTGCATAATCTGCGGGATAACGAACTCATCAATTCTATTTTTGAACATCACTTCTTCTTTGGTCCGTAGAACCCATTTTGCATATCTTGAACAAAGCGGTTTGCTTCTTCAGTTTTCAATTGTCTTGCTTCTCTTACTGAAGCAACACCCAAGTCTTCCTTTGCTTTCTTTACACGCTCAACTTTTTTCATGGCTTGTTCTGGTGTAATCTCATTTCGGAGAACACGCTTCAACAAAGCACACTTGTAACCAGAACAGGTCTTTGGTCTTGTTTCGTAGATAGAGCAACTTCCGTTCACGTGCGCGGGACAAGGTTGAAGGAAGAAGTGTTTATCCTCTTCCTCCTTGTACTTGGTTTCCGCACCGAGGAATATCATCTGTACTAATTCGTGGTCGTGCGCCACTACGTTGCCGAACATTGTTCCGTCGCAACACATACCACACGCTACACAAAGGTCAGACGGTGTCATACTTTAGTTGTAAAGTAGCATTGACCGACACGAGCAATAGCTTGCTTCATGTCATCAAGTTCAAAGCCAAACACGAAGTCATCATAATTTCCAACTGCATAAACTTTCATTGCGCTAGAATTAACGATGATGTCTAGGTTTTCTACTGAGCCTTCGAGTTCCACAATTACGGTGCTCGAGTCGCGCGAATAAACCATAACTGGAATGCGGATCCCGTCAAAGTCAGCTTCAGCTGTGCTCTCGAATGGGTTTTCTTTACTGGCTTTGATATTCCACTTTGCGTTGATTGCGGAAAGATAGAGTTTATCGTCAAACCAACCAAATCGTGTTTCGCCGATATTACCATTGCCCCAATCAATTCCGTTTCTTGCGATACAGAACTCTGAGCTGGGAACCATCTCCCAATCCGCTGCGACGGACTGGGAGGATACTGCAAGCATTGCTGCTAATAAAATCTTTTTCATATATTCCTATGCCAGACCCATCTCCGTCTTAGTGACAATATAATCGCGAACCAAACCAGATCGTACGATATCGGTTTCTAAAAACTCAATGTGGTCAAATTTTTTCATTTTATCTAAGATACTCATGAAGTCATGAATACCGCTCTTTTCTTTTGCATTCTTTAAGTCAGTTTGGCGGAAGTCACCGCAAAAGACAATCTTTGTCCCTTCGCCTACACGAGTGATAACTGAGTCAAGTTCCGCGAACGAAAGGTTCTGAATCTCATCTACAATCACTACTGCATTGTCAATAGTCAAACCACGAATGAACGAGGTTGACATGAATTCTATTACATTTTTACTCTTGAGAATATCATAAGCATCACCGCGACTTAGCAGGTTGTTTACGATTTCTCGATAGGGTTGCTCATAAACTCTTAGTTTTTCATCCAATGTTCCTGGCATAAAGCCAACGTCGCGTGTTGCCACTGCGCTTCTAACAATATAGATCTTTTTGAATGTACCATATTCCAACATTTCCTTTAACGCAAGATATAACGAAATAAATGTTTTACCTGTACCAGCTATTCCGTGGAGAAGTAAGTGATTATCATAGAAAGAACGAAACACTATATTCTGCGTTTCTGTCATAGGATTTATCTCTCTTAACTCTAAGCCCAAACTATTAATCTTTACCACTTTCTTAGCTGCTGTTTTGGCGGTTCTTTTCATTGAAGATCCTTGTTGTGTTTGTTTATGGATTCATCACCAATCGTTTATAGTGTTCCCCCTGTGTTTGGATTTAATCTTTTGTAGAACTTCGCGGAAACCAGCGTCTGGTTTCTTAGCGTCGTTATAGCTAAATGTTGTTGGCGTTTCATGCCATTGTATGACGTGCGGATTCTCCGAGAGGAATGTTTCCATCTCGGAGATCTTCATAAACTTTTCGAAGACTTCTTCAGTTTCGGTGTTTTTGAGATTGTACAGTGGCATCTTTAATCTGCTCTATAAAGTGATCAATTAACTCATTATTAAGTGCTGGAAGAATCTGTTTTGCTTGTGTGCGCGTCAGCGTTTTCTCATGTATGAGCTGAGAAAGAACTACGCTTCCGCCACAAATAGCACCCCTGATAAAGCCAGCGGTCTTACCTTGTCGGTGCATGTACCAGCCATAGCAACCAAGAATTACCAAAATACCTGCGAATGTTATCATTTCCATCGATAATCCTCTTCGTCATCAAACTCATCTTCGGTATATTCCAGCAGATGGTCGAGATCGTTAGACCTAAGTGCATTTTTGAGATTACGTTCTTTGCGCTCAGGACGTTTTGGTTTTTTGATGTTGTCTTCCCTTTCGTGAAAAGACGTTCGTTTTATAGTCATACAGCTTGTGTCTTAGCTTCTTTTTCAGCTTTAGCATTATCTTCTGCAACTTGCTTGGGAAACAATTGCGGATATGCCTTCCTAGCAACATGAGCCGACATCGGTTTCCACGGTGTACGATGCTCCTTCATAGCAAGGATTAATTTTGCGTCCTCGGGATGTAATCCTTCGAGATATTGAATGAATAGTTGTTCGCGACGAATCCTAGCAACGTTGTTTCCAGGAAGGAAAAGATACATCTTCTTCCACTCTGAATACAAACGCTCTTCTAAATCAGAAGATTGTTCTTGAGTCGCTGGTTTGTAGGGAGGTTCGCCGTCTGGAAGATCCATATTGATATCTTCGTCGAACATAACTTTAAGGACACCTTGCAGGACTACACTATCATGTTTGTGTAAGTGTTCTACTCGGGATTGTACATCGGGAAGCGCAGCAGCTTCCTCGAGAATTTGGGAGATGCGTTTCATCATTAGAATTCCGAAATGTTTTCCATTAAAAACTTTAGTTTGTGTTTGATAAAGTAGTTGAACAGTTGGTTCCTATCTTTACCTGCTTCCGAGTCATACTCTTGGATAATCCTATCCTTAATCTCATTCGGTATATTATTTAGTGAAATCAAAAGCTCGTTTCGTTTCCAGTTGCGTTGCTCTTCGTCTTTCAACTGCTCAAACGGAGTAGTCATAAAGTAGTCAAGTCGCTTCTGGGTAATGATACCCTGTCGCGTACCAGTCACAAGGCAGTCATCCTTAGACAGGATGTTCGGAATACCGTCGCTAGTATCACCACGGATAATGTGCTCGCGCAGGAACTCGTCGGCATCCGTACAGCTCAGCATGCGTTTGCGAGTAGGATCGTACTGCTCGACGTTATTATAGCATTGCAGTTGCTTGAAGTCTTTGTCACCAGAGACAATCATAATCTTTTCAGCATTACCAAACTCGACACCAAACTTGTGTACGAGAACACCGATAACGTCGTCGGCTTCAGCATTATCTACGTGAATGACGCGATACGGGAAATATGCTTTCAACTCCTCGCGGACTTTAGCGAATGTGTCAAACACAGTTCCCCAATCCATGTCAGAAGCATCACGACTCTTGCGACGGTTGGCTTTGTAGTACGGAAACGCGCCACGACGCCAGCTGCTGGAGTCACAGGCGATAACCATATCGCCGTAGTCGGCTGCAAACTTCTTGCGAATATTACGCAATCCGTTCAGAATCATGTGGCGAAGCAGATCTTCATCTAGCTTGGCATTTTGATGAGAGCCAAGCTGAGTCATCAGATTAGCAATCATTACTTGTTGTAAGTCAATTATAAACATTTTATGTTACCATTTCATAGAAATCTTCTGCGGTGACCTGCAGTGGGTGTAGGATATTGCGTTCGCCGAGTAGCATAGAGTACATGGCTTCTCGGAACAGAATATAGTCTTTTGGGCTCACTTCTGTGGGCTTGATACCACGACTCACAAGGATCGTCCATGCAGCTTGAAGTGCAAGATCGGCGATGTCAGTGACCTCGTCATAAGCAGTAACAAAGTTGTCAACAACTTCAGAAACTTGTTTCTCGGTTTTGACTTCTTCCTGTTTAACTTTGAATCGGTCAGCAACGTCAATTACATTATTATCGCTCATAGATATTTTGCCTTTCGTCCTCGCTTCATTGGCACGACTGGTGTGGTTTCTTCGACTTCGTCGGTCATTTCATCGCGCGGATCGCGAAAGAACAAAGGTAAATCTGTGCCAGCATTTATCTTTACAGTGTATCCGAGATCGCGCCAGCTAACAGCGTGTTGAATAGCAGTTGTTTTATCATTATAATCTAGTTCTAAGCAATGACCTTGTCGTGGTCGCTTGTGATAAAAGATTTGTACAGTCCAGTATTGTTTACGCACTTAGAAACCCCAATATAAATCCGATTATGAATGGCAAGGAAGAAATAATCATTAAAGCAATCATTATAATAAACAAAAAGATAATTCCTTTCATTACCATACCTTGTAAAGAATTGTGGTATCATTCATGCGACCGTTAGCAGCACGTCCTTCAGTTTTCAACTGCTTAAATTGACGTTCAGCATTGATACGAGTATCAATGTGCGGAAGGATGTCAAGCGGTTTACGAAGTTTCTTAGTGAACGATTTGCTTTCGTCGAAGTTGATAATGCTAGTACCTTTGACAGAGAAACCACCCTCATTCGCGTAGTATAGGGAAAGGTCGCGCGTCTTACTATTGAACGCGACCAGATACTTGGCACCGAGCAGTTTAGCTGGGTCAATAGAAGCGATACGGAACTCTGCGTTCTCTTTCTGATACTTGAGACGACCAATAATCTTTTCGACTTTCGGTGGTTTCTTAGCGCGTGGTTTACGAGCAGCAGATTTCGTAACAGCTTTAATCTGTTTGAATTGAGTATTCATGTCAGTCAGCAGTTCAATAGTTTGCTTGACTGCTTTCCAGCTGACATGATTGTAGCCCTCGAGAAGTTGCTCGTCTTCCTTATCGCTCAGTTCGTTGAGTTCTTCTAGCAACAAAGAATACTCAGACGACAGTTCGTCGAGGTGAAACTTAGTCGCTTTCATAGCCATCAACGTTTTATAGAAGTCGACTTTAATCTTCTCTCCCGCGAGCGAGCGCGCGATGAGATCGTCCATGAATTCAAGCATTTCACTAGGAACAGCTTTCGGCTTGACAACTTTGTTTACGATGACAGGATTACCGTCATCATCAAGTTCGGGTCGAGTAGAATCTAGGACTGTATCAATACTTTGTTTGATGGTCGCGTGATACTTCGGATCGATAGTAGATCCGTTCGTGTATAGACGCGCGAGAGATGCGGTGGTCGGAATCAGTTTCCGAACCTTACCAGACACAGTAGCAATATCATCTTTGCTATACTTGTTCTTTGTCATGTATCCTACAAGCCACTTCTTGGCGTTGTCAGGAGTCCACTGATTGTTAAACCAGTTGAGTGCACGAACAAACTCCACACCCTCTGGGTTATGGATTACAGGTTCGCCACCAATGGCGTCATATTGTTTACGCGGTTTGCGTTTCTTTTCTGGCTGAGCCATAAATATCCTTTAGAACTATTATACTACGATTTTGGTTGAAAGTAAAATTATACAACGCTGGCATTTTGCGTATGCTTGCATTGACGGCGAAATTGAAATCCAGCACAGGTGCACGTCCAGCGACCACTTTCGTTAGTCACGTGATATGTGTTTCCTTTGCTTCCTGGAACTTCTATATGTACGATCTTGGTTTGTTGAACGACAGGCTTCGTTGCACCCTTAATCATTTTCAGGTCAAAGACATGACGCAGATTAATGATGCGATGACCGAATGGCATGGATTTGTCTGCGAGAGCAAACTCTGTGTTGCTAATCGGATATGGCGGATTGATAACCTTTCCGCGATAAGTTGTGAATCGGAACTCACTATCCGAGAACAGATAAGATTCCTTGAAACTAGTTGTTACCTCGACTTCCGAGGAAATCAGTGGCATACGGTCAAACATAGTATTCTCCTTCCATACAACCATTATACTCCCCTGAAACCAGAAGTAAAATAATAAACTCCTTAAAAATCAATAACTTAGCAAGGTATAAAAAACCCTTATAAATCAACGACTTATAAGGGTCTTAAAAATCAACGACTTAGCGTATTATTTTGAAGTCGCTCGGTAAATACCGTCCCAGCCATCTTTTCGCTTCATTCCGCTAATTCGCTCAATCATGATATCATAGTATTCAGCCATCTTTCCATCAAAATGGAACTTTAGTTGTTCGGCTGTCGCGATCGCAAGTTTGAACTCTTGGTTGTAATAATACTCCAAGAACAATTTGTGTTTATTGATTCCAGCTCGGTCATCAGGAACGACGGTGAAAATATGTACACCCTCTGTCTTTCCTTTTACCGCAATGTAGTCCAACTCAATAATCGGGAACTCGTCTTCAACGTATTCAGCAGTCTTCGGACCAATGATTAACTTAACCCCATAGGACTTACTTTGTCCTTCTAGTCTTGCAGCCAAGTTGACACCGTCCCCCAAACAAGTATAATCGAAACGCTGAACAGACCCCATATTACCCACAACAACAACATCAGTGTTAATGCCAAGTCCCATACCAAACGCAGGAATCCCTTCTTTGGATATTTCTTCATTAAATTTCTCCAGGTCACCTAGCATAGCTAAACCTGTACGCAAAGCATTCTTCGCGTGTTCGGCATCATCAAGAGGAGCATTCCAAAAAGCCATCTGAGCGTCGCCAATGTATTTGTCTAGCGTACCCTCGTTCTCAATAATCTTCTGTGTCATCGCAGTCATATAACGATTCATAATTTTAGTCAGACCTTGTACGTCTTTTCCGTAGTGTTCTGAAATAGTTGTAAAGCCACGAACGTCAGTAAACATAATTGACAGCTCGCGTGATTCGCCACCTAGTTGTAGCAGGTCTGGGTTTTCCTGTAGCTTCTCAACCATCGCTGGTGACAAGTATGTACCGAACTGCTTTTTAATTTGTTGCTTGAGTAGGAAGTTCTCGAGGAACTTAGCAAATGAAGCATGAGCGAATATAACAAGCATGCCTAGAACTGGTAGCGAAGCATCAAGTAGCAGATACTCAGTTTTCCAGTAGTGATATGATGCATAACCAAACCCACCAGCAATTAGAATAACCAACGGAAGAACTAGTTTCATTGGTGCTTTATAAACAGCTAGAATAATTAACAGACCAACGAATAGAATAATAACCAGCTCAAGGAAGTCAGCGTAGTCAGGGCGAACGATTGTGTTGCCATTTAGAACTGTTTGTAATAGATTAGCCTGAACTTCATGCGGATACATTGAGCCGACAGAAGTAGGAACTGGGTTGGCTACACCCTCAGCGGTTACACCCCAGATAAGAAACTTGCCAGCTGTATTTTCAGGTGTGATGTCAGCAGCTGATATAGAGTCAAACTCATTCCAATAAGAAATATAGACAGAGCCATCAGCAGTTGTTTTAATTGGCTCAAACTTAGGAATGCGAACAGCTTCAACGCCAGCTTCACCGACTTTCATTTGATACGAGATATCACCAGCAGCGACGCGAATAGTTTCAAGCGCAACTGATGGATAGATTTGCTCATTAGCGCCAACGACCATTGGTAGTTTGCGGATTGTACCATCAACGTCACCGATAGTAGAGGATACACCTACACCGCTTGACGCTTCAGCTAGAATTGTTACTGGCGGTAGAATACCAGACCAGCTGTTTACATAATCAAATGGATTACCGCCGACAGTTGCGGTTCCTACGTGTGG